AATCGTTCGCATTAAGTTATCGAAGAGATCACCGTGCACTACCAAATAACGTTTACCATCGATTCCTACATGAACGCATCGATGCTCTACAGCAATTCTACCAATTTTAATATTTGGAAACGATCGGAAGATTTCATCATGATTACCGGTGATATATATCACTTCCGTCTTTTCTGAAATCTTTAATATTTTTCTGAGGATTTGATTGTGAGTTTTCGGCCAATACCATTTCTTTTTAAGACGCCAAACATCTATAATATCTCCAACGAGATATAACTTCTCGGTCTCAATCGTCGAAAGAAACTCTAGGAGCGCGTTTGAATTACAATGTTTGGATCCAAGATGGAGATCGGATATGAATACTGATTTATATTTTTTACCAGTAGTTTTTGACATCTATCTTTTCCCAGTATTGATTATTATTTCTATTGAGAAAGTTTTTTATCAAATACCAAGACATGCCTATGTAACCCATCTTCTTAAATCTACGACTATCTTGGCCAAAATAATGATCGGCGATCAAAAATTTCTTAGGACTATACATTTTAGATAAAAAGAAATCTTCTGATGTGGCATATTTATCAGGAAAACCACCAAATTCATTAAATTTACTGGTTCTGGTGAGCATATATGCACCAATAGCAAATGGCATCCACCGCGATAGAATTTTATTAATTAAATTAAATAGTGCAAAGGCTAGAGTAGTTCTGATCGAATTATCGTAACACTTCATGTTTAAACCTAGAAGATCAAGATTTTTTTCTTCTAAAAGATTTAATGTGTCTTTAATGACAGTATTGCTAAAAAATCTAACATCAGCATCTATGAAAAGAATATATGGTGTTGTTACAAGTTTAGCTCCATTATTCTTTGCAGTTGATACTGGACCACCTTCAATAATAGTGATATTTAGATTGCCCGAATGTAAAGCTATAACTTCTTTGGTCGAATCGGTAGAGGCATCGGCAATGTATATCTTTACACCTTCAATGTCTTCTTGTTGATTCAAACTCTCTAGCAAATACGAAATATAATTCTCTTCGTTCTTACACGGAACGACAATAGAAATTTTGTCGTACATTAAAGTTACTTTTTTCGGCCGATATTATATTTCGTCACAAGACTCCATTCGTTTTTTTCTTTAAATGGAAGGATCTTAATCTGATTCAATGGAGTCTGAGGATCTGTGATCTTGTCAGCATCGACCACCGCGATGAGTCCCCAATCTGAGAGCAACTTAGTAATCGTATTTCTGCGACCCTTATCCTCGTCAGAAAAATCTGATGGCTTACCATCGAGAGCAAACAACTCTTTGAAGTGTACGATGTAGTATTTGCCTTGCTTATGCAGAATATGACAAGACTGGTAAAGTGTCTTGTCTTTGCGCGAAGCTACGCCGATGCGAGTCAGAGTCTCGCGGACTTTTAGGAAATCGTCTTCTTCTCCAAGCCTCACTTCAACTAAAGTTTCTAAAATATTCATGTTTCACCCTTCTGAATCTTTTTCTTTATTATTTTTATATGTTCAGAGGAGAGGATATCAAGAGCTGCCTTGGCAGCACGGCGGTTATAACCATAATATTCTGCAACCGCTTCGAGATCTCCATCCTTTTCTTTTTTCACCCACTTCGCAAAGCGTTTGCTAGGTCGTATGATATTTATCAAAAAGGAATATTGCAGTTTGTTGTCGAGACTATGGTTACAGTTCATCATGTTGGCGGCATGAATGGAATCGGCGAAGTAAGATAAAGAACGATTCGTTAGCCAAGGACTGTATGTCTTCTCGGCGAGAGCATCATTCTCCGTACCTTTCATCAGGTTCTTCTTGGTCGAATTGATTGAGTTCACGAAGTCGAACGGTTTCATCTTTGCGGCCTTTCATTATCACGTCTGCAGACTTATCAAAGAAATCTGCACACTTATCACATATTTCAAGAGAGACCATGCCATCATCAGTATTCATTTGTATTTCATGAAATGGCACGCTCTTCAGATACTTATCTTCACACACAGCGCACGTTTTATTTCGATTGAACCAGATCACAAGAACTCACAGTCGGCCATAATTTCTGTGAGACATGCCATGAGATTGATCTCAGGATCAGCAGCGAATGCATTCTGATACTGATACTTTGCGAGATGAAGTACGAGTTGCGGCATACTACCTTTACCGATATAATCCTCGGCCTTATCGAAGAAGGCACGAAAGAACTCGGTTGGTTCAATGTCAGACTCTCCAAGCCACTTCCGAACGGCTGTGAAGTTCTTATCCTTCATATAGCCGATCAGCTTGGCGAGTGCATTGTCAGAGAAGTTGCGTAGGATACCAGTATCAATTTTACCAGTAGCGCTGTAACGCTGCAACTCATTGATGACTCGGCGCCAATCAGGAAAGTGAGACTTGATCACTTCGGCAACCACTGGCTTCTCGTATTCTACACCTTCAGTGTCAAGAATACCACACACTCGTTGCATGAATTGTTTTGCAAGAGATGGCAGTTCTGACTTTGGAATCTTGAACTTGATCACAGAGCAACGAGAATGAAGAGGCTCGATGATACGATCAACAAAGTTGCAAGTCAGAATAAACCCACAGTTGGCGCTGAACTCTTCCATAAAGTTACGAAGAGCTGGTTGTGTAGACTGTGGATTGAGATAGTCAGCTTCGTCGAGGATGACCATCTTTCTGCCACCCATGAGAGAGACAGAACTGGCAAACTGAGAGATGTCGTTACGCAACATGTCGATGTTACCATTCATCGAGCCGTTGATAACGATGTAGTCACATTGGAGTTCTTCGCACATGGCTTTGGCCACAGTTGTCTTACCAACACCTGCGGTACCAGAGAGAATGAGGTTAGGAATGTTTTTCTGATCGACGAACTGTTGAAATGTCTTCTTCAATTCGTCAGTCAGGATAGTGTCGGATACGGTCTTTGGGCGATACTTCTCGACCCACAAAAAATCTTCAAGCATAATATATCTCCGTCACAAAAAGCGGGCGATGCCGAAACACCGTCCATTCAAATCAAGCCTCGAACGCCGAGTTGGATTCAACAGCAATCCAATACTCTACGCTAGCGCCTTTCCAATGACTCAATCCCTTCGAAGAGATCGATACGTCATAAGAACCTGGAATCAACTTCATACAATCCGAACGGAATACCATGCGGAAGCGAGCTTCAGTTTCACCAACTTCGATGCTAAACGAATCGTTGCTAGTTCCACGTGTATCGACTGCTTGAAGCAAGATCTTGCCGTTCTTACCGACGATGGCAATCTCAGGCAACTGAGAAACCGCCAACGCCTTCATCACTCGATTGAGTGCCTCTTCTGAAATTAAACAGTTGACTTCAGGATTTGGCAACTCAATCTCGCGATCAGGAGGAACGATGATCAGCGAAGGATCAGTGACAGCGTACTGAAACCGATTGTTGCCTTCGATGAGTTCGACGTACGAATCCTTGATTTCAATTTCAGGATCATTAAACAAGGAGAGCGTGCCGATAAACCGTGAGAGGTCATATACGGCAAAACCCTTGTCGAATTCTTGTTTAATTGTTGCTTTCGCAAGAACAGATTTTGTACTCGAAATAGTACGGATCACATTTCCAGGCTTGAACATAATATTCTTGTTAATAGCCGAGAAGTTCTTGAGTACTTGCAACGTATCATTATCTAATTTCATAATAAATTCTCCATATGTTCGGAATATTCAATATACCAACGATTGTATTAATTGTACACTTATTTGTTTTTTCCGAGCGCAGAAGGATCTGCTGTTGCTGCAGCGCCAATACGAGCAATGTCTGGTAGAGAACCTCCGAAGACATAAGAACCAACATGCTTTAGTTCCATCCACGGGCAGAGCCATACTTTCATTCCAGCATTACGAACCCACTGACAGAACATGTAATCTTCTGAGAGATAACGCTTCGAGTAGTCCTTAATTAGACCGTTGTTCGGATCTTTGACAAAGTCTACGATATCAGAAGCTTTTGCTTTTGGATTCTTTTTCAAGTATTCTTCAAGCTCGGCATTAATGTTCGTACGCTTATGATCGATTGGTGTATCGAAGAATGCCATGATCTCGCGACTACCATCAAAGTGTTCAGTACGAACATGATCTGGCTTGTAGAACTGCTGAGGATATGTTTGTTCAAATTTCTCAAAGGTTTGACGACGAATCATCATAAATCCAGTTCCAGATTCAAGCACTTCGACTGGTTGACCAAGGGCAATCTCTCGTGTTTCACCTGTCGGATTGAAAACATAATCGCCGACAAACTTTTCGAGATCGTTTGGATTCTCGTCAGCCATACCCTTATCGACGGCAAGCTTGATCTTTTCCCAGCTAATGCACTTTTTCGGATATGGACCAGCGATGATGTCGTAGTTATCTACTGCATTATCATGATTCTGTAATGCCAGAAGAGCAATCACGTCTTTCGGATTAAATCCAATATCTGAATCGATGAACATTAAGTGAGTATCACCTGAGCGCATAAACTCGTCGGCGCAATAGTTACGTGCTCGAGTGATCAGTGATTCGTTGAAGAGAAAGTAAAATCTAACTTGGATTCCGTAGTGTGTGCAGAGTGCAGAGAGATCTGCAATCGAACGTGTAAACATGCCTGCGCATTGGCCGCCATAC